GTGACGTGATTAGAGTTACCTAAACCAGCCATTGTATATATCTCCTACAATAAAAGTAAAAAGTTATCTAACCCTTCCTTCTCTATAGGCTCTATCAAACTCATCGACATTCGCCTTATAGCGTTCAGGGTCATTTATCATTAAATTGACTATGTCAGAGCGTTTGTAGATTTTTCTTGATGCAGGTTCGGATGAACCTTTGGTTGAACCAGTTGATGCTTTTCTTCGCTGTTGTTTGTTATCTTCTTGTTGCATACTAGCCGTCTTAGTAACGATTTCTTTACGTTCGTTCCAAGTGCCTAGTAATTCATCAGCAGCGTCAAAGTCCCAATTATTCATTCTATTGAGTAATTCTTGACGTACTTTAGAGGACTTAATCCATTCAACAAAATTAGAATCATTAACAGTCTGAACAATATCAGGATACTTCTGCATAAGTTTGTTATGCGTAGCTTCCCTTTGCTGTTGTGCCAGGTATTCTTCTATTTGTTTAATTTTAGGATTATTCTCAACCCGATTATTAACATACTGGTCAGGTGCATCGAAGATATCTACTTCGGGTTCTGACGGTTGTTCTGGGCTATTAGACTTGTATTTCTCTAAGTTAGATTCAATGTACTCGTCAACAACTTTTCTTAAGTCACCTAGTTCACTGCCCTGTTTGCCTAAAAGTCTTTCCGCTTCTTGGTGCATACGCGCCACTTCAGCTACGGACTTGCCAGCATACTTAGGGTCAAGCTGTTCTTCGGTTTGTTGTTGGACTGTTTCCTCGGATTGAGCAGTCTGCTGTTGAGTTTCTTCTTCATCTACCCCATTAGAGATATCAACAAGGGTCTCGTCATCATTTAGAATTAACTCTGTCTGTAGAGGTTCTACGATACGTTGTGTCATTTAATAATTTCTCCGTACTTTCGTATTGTGGATTTTCTTAAGATTTAGCGGCTTTCTCGTGGTCTCTAGCCCATTTCATGGAGTACCCTGGAAAAGTATTATCCAATGAAAAAGAAACTGGAGAAATTATCCGCTGTGCGTTGTGACCACATACTGGACATAGAACTTGCCTTTGGTCGGGATTAGTTAGATGTTCAGTAGTGTGGTTATTGGTGCAGGTGAAGTCAAATAACCTTAGACTCATTAGCTGCTACCTTTTTCTTTCTCGTCATTGAGAAGTTCTTCGTAGGCGTTCTCGATTGAGTTTTGCCAATTAAGTAGTCGTTGAAAAACGTCAAGTTTGCCCTGCGATATGTGCAGGTCTTTAGCGTCATTTAACGACATAATATTGATAGTTGATGCTGCTGCTAGTATATCTTCCTGAAAGGTTTTCCAACCATCAGTCATAAACAAGTCAGCATAATCTTCGTAATATTTTCGTAATTCAGGTGTCATGGGTATTGACATTCTCCTTATTATGTGTTATATAATATATTATAGCATATTTTGACCTAAAAGTCAAGCTATTTTTTACCTGCCATTTGCATTTGAACTATATCTTCCCTAGATTCAATCTCCTTTTGTTTTAGTTCTAATTTAGCTATTTCAACTAGACGCTCAAAATCACCTAAAGGCATGTTCTTAGCCATAGCAGCTATGCGCTTAGTTTCTTCCTCAATAGGTAGTAATTGAGTTTCTACTTGATTTTGTTGTACCCTAGATATAACTTCTGCTGTTTGTGCCTTAAGATTTTCTAATTGAGCTTGTGCGACTTGCATTTGTAATTGTAACTGTGCTTGTTCTATTTGTTGCTGTTCTGGGTCTGGCTGATTAGCTTCACGCATAGCAGCAATAATTTCCTCACGGTTAGACAAACTCATATTATCTATAATAGACTCAATAAGCATTTGGTACATTGGTGAATCTTCAGACATAGTTTGTAACAATTGTACTAACTGAGTTACTTCATATTCACGAGCAATAATACCTAAAGAACTATAAGGTACAAACTTAAAGTCTTGAGCTGGGTATAGGTCAGGCGTGTACTGCATGTAACGACAAGCAGATTTCCTAACAAAAGGAATTAAAAAGTTTTCTTGGAAATTAATTAATGTACGTTTATGTCGTTTGATAATTGCACCAAGTGACATTGAAATACCTGCGGCAGTTGCTTCACCGTTAATATTCCCAGGAATACCAGCAGCGTCAATAGCACCAGTAGCAGTCTGTACCATTTTCTGTAGTTCCGCTGCTTGACTAAATGTAATCTGACTTACCTGACCAAAGTTAAATGGATTTAGAACTTCAGCAGGGCTGCCGTTAGTTAAGATAGTTTTACCTGGTCTAATATCTAACTTAGCACCACGAGGCATACGAGTAGCGTCTACAGCCATCATAGGGTGAACTGTAAGGGCTAGTGCATCAATACGGGCGCGTAGCTCTGTATCCAATGCCTTCTGGCTGTTGTAAGCCTTTTCACATATGCCACGACCCCAGAAACGACCAGGCACTTTATCCCAAGAAAAAGCAATAACAGGTCTGTCCTTCATCATGTAAGGGTTTTCTTCCAGCTTTAGGATAGTGCCACCATCAGCAATAACCATAATAACTTCTACATAGCTGGCTGTATCTTCTTTTTCTTCAGTATCAACTAAATTAACTTCCTGTTCTTCTACAACTTCCTGTTCTTCGTTTTCTTCAGATTCATTATCTATACTTAATGCCGCAAGTGCAGAGTTAAAAAGTCCTTTAGGAACTAAGCCATAGTATTTAGTAAGACGAACCATATCATGGTCATACAGTGTTAAGTCGTTACTAGCATCTAGCAAGTCAGGGTCATAAGAAGATTTAGGTACATCTACATCTAAATATATACCGTCATCTATGTTTTTCTGTACTTGATGATAAGAAACCATTTGGTCAATAGCCACACCAATAGAATCTTCTATGTCAGTAGCTAATGGGTCAATCAAAAAGTTTTGTGGCATGATAGGGTCTAGCTTAACTACAAACCTATCACGTTTTTGAGTACCAATAATTTCTACGCCAGTTTCTGGTGACTGCCTAGTAGCAGGTACATACTCAGTAACTTCCTCCATTACTAGCTCACCAATACCTGTACCAAACACAGCAGAGTTGAGAATACACTCAGCAATATTACTTCTTGCTTTAGTAAAGTGCATATCTTCTTCTAGTTGTGTACGAATAAGCTGTATATCTTCTTTTCGTATATCCTGTACGTCATCCCTTATATCAAAGAACTTACCACGACCAAATGTAGCTTCCTCTACTTCCGCAACAGCAGATTCTACTGCTTGTTGTGTAGCAGGTGATATAATCTTAGAACGCTCAGACTCACGCATAGAGTCTTGTTTGTCCCAAATACCACGCCATATACGATAGTATTCGTCAAATTTTTCTGAGTAGTTTGTTTCGTAGTGGTCACGCCACTGGTCACATTTACTAATAACCCAACTTTCTAAATTAGGTTGAAAATCATTGTCATCGTCTTGGTACATATTTAGTATCCTGCTATTGAGTCTAATACTTCAAAGTTATCTTGTTCAAAATCGTAGTAGTAAGAAATGTTTGCTAACTGGTCTATATAAGCTAGTGCGTCTATCAAGTCATCGTGTACTTGTTTGTTAGGAAATTGAAACAGTTGGTCTAGGAACTGCAAGTTCCAAGTACCTCGATTAAGTTTAATAGCACCATGTTCAAAACGACCTTGAAGTGCTGCTACTATCCTGTCAGTTTTCTTTTTGTTACCGTGTGTTAATTCTTCTACACGAAAAAATTTATTACGTTGTTTCATTAAGTCAGCAAGTGGTGACATGATTGCTTGCCTAGCAATACCTTTCTCGATACCCACTGCTACTGGTTGATATTTGTCTACAGCATCAAATATCTTGTTAGCTGTTTCCTCGAATGTCCATCTACCATGTATGATGTTAGCAACCCACCAACCATGTTCGCTAACTTTAGCTACGACTATTGCTGTATCGTCAAGCCTAGACTTTTTACTTTTAGGGCTTTCCTCAAAACCAGCCATATCAATAGCGATATAATAGTTACCTATCTGTGGTTCTTCGTCATCATACTTAACCCATTCTTCTTTAAATATGTCAGAACCTTGTGCTTCAAACGAAGCCATAAATTCTTGTCTAAATGCGTAGCTAGACATTGACTTCTTAGCTGCATCTATTTCAGAAGGGTCTAGTAATGGGTTATCGTAGGATGTAAAATGCCAGCACTCGTACTCACTATCTTCTTTTAGTTCTGCGTATTTGTACAAGTCATAAAAATGGTTACGACCCATAGGTGTACCAATAAACAGGGCTGTACCTTTTTGGTCAGCCAACGCTGGTCTTAGGATTTGTTCCCACACGCTAGACTTCATGTCTGCGTACTCATCCATTACTAGAAACTTTAGTGACACACCACGCATGGTTTCTGGTCTGTCAGCACCTTTCAATGATACAGTTGCACCATTGATAAGAGTAACCTGTAAGTTGTTAATGTGGCTGCCTTTGATAACAGGATGACCTATCTCAAGTAGGTTCTGCCACATAATGTCACGAGCCTGACCTTGTGTTGGTGCTACATAAAACACATGACCAGACTTTACTTGTAGCGCATAGAATATAAGTAAGT